TGGATCAAATAGCCCAGCGATTCAAGTCGTGGGCAACGGGAATTACCAGACGGTCGCTGCTCTGGCAGGTGATGTCCTGGTGGTCGAGTACCACATGATCGGTCACGTTCTACCCTTCGGAACTCCGACATCCGGGCATTTGACGTTCAGCATGGCTATCGGAGGAGGGACAGACGCCACGCCGGAGGGAACCAGGACGGTCAACGGCAGCAACGACTACTGGAACGAGGCGACGCCAATTCACAATACGTTCATCGATCTGCCGACTCTTTCCTCGATCACGTTTCCAACTGGAGTCCCATCCCCTGCATACGGGCCGCCCCCCAGCTTGATCAACGTATCCCCTGGCACCGGGCCGCGCCTCTCGCTCACCTTCGACGGTCCGGTGGGGATAATCGGACCCACCATCGCTGGACCCATGGATGGACTTGGAGTGACTGGCGCGACCCAGATACTCCCGGCCCAGATCGACCTCGCCTGCGTCATTCGTCCCGATCATCCAGACGGCGATGCAGACAACGCTACGCTCGTGCCGCCCATCGGTGAGGCAGACCCAATCGGCCCGCCCATTCCAACCGGAGTAGGAGCCGTAACGATATGAGCAACCGCGTAACGTGGCAGCCAAGCACCGATACGGCGATCTTCTCCTACGTTCTCCAGTCGTCGCCGGATGCGGTCGTCTGGAGCACGATTGCTACCGTCATCGACGCACCTCGCACCGGAGCGAACCCGAACTACGATGTCACGAACGCCGTCTTCTTCTACACGGATGCGGCTGGGACTCCCACCACTTGGTATCGACTCGCTGCGGTAGACACGCTCGCACAACAGTCCCCGTGGAGCCCCGCATTCCAGCCCATCGGTTCCCCTGCTCCGCCGTGGGAAACAGTGCAGCAGATCGTCACGACCACTGCCGCTGACGTTGGGCTTGGTTCGGCTGGCCCCGATGTGATGGTGAACACGGACTCGAACATCGCTCAACTCTGCTCGATGCTCAAGTCGATGGGCCGTGGCCTCGTCCACCTCCGCAACTGGCAGCATCTCAGGAAGGAGCACCTGTTCACGACCGTTCTGGGTCAGTCGGTCTATCCGATGCCTGCCGACTTCCTGAACATGATCGACCAGACATGGTGGAACCGGACGAACCGGCTTCCCGTGGGTGGGCCGCTCACCGGCCAGGAATGGCAATTCCTGAAGGCGCGCTTGGTCGGAGTCGTCTTCAACGTGCTGTTCCGCACGCAGCAGCGGCAGATCTACGTCTACCCAACCATCAATACTCCTGCCGGATACCAGATCGCGTTTGAGTACAACTCGGCCTACTGGATCTCCACGACTGGCACGCCGGATACAGCCACAGCCAACTCTCCTACCTACTCGACCGATTACGTCTGGTTCGATCCGTTCCTTGCGACTCGCGGCCTGAAGCTCGCCTTCCTGAAGGCCAAGGGCTTTGACACCACCGCAGCGCAGCAGGACTACGATCAGGCACTCATGCTCGTCACGGCCCACGACGCGCCGATGGCGAAGCTGTCGCTGACGGCGAGGAACATCGTCGGCTTCGAGCCGCTCATCGGTCAGCAGTCCATTCCGATTACGGGTTTCGGGTAAACCATGCCAGTAGGCGGCGCACAGGGCTTGTGGAAGCAGAACCGGCTGCCTCAGAAGCAGACCTCTGCCTCCGTCACCGTGAACGCTCCGGTAGGCGGCATCAACACCGTCACGGCGGCGGGTGCGATGCCTGCGACCGACTGCCTCGCGCTACAGAACATGATCCCGTACCAGTTCGGCCTTCGCGTCAGGGCTGGCTATCAGGATTGGTTCACGGGCATCCAGAACGCGACTGGAGAATTCGAGAAGGTCACGACCCTGCTCCCGTTCAACGGGTCTACTCCGGGAGGCTACTCGGATCGCCTGTTCGCTTGCACGAGCAGCGGCATCTGGGATGTGACCACGCAGACCGTACTCGGTGGCTACTTCATTCCTACCGGGCCTGCTTGTGTCTACCAGTTCCCGATCACCTTCACGGGTGCAGGCATCGGCATTTCGACGGCGTTCACCAACACGGCTGGCGAGCACTTCCTAGCCTACTGCGACGAGGCGAATGGATACCTGCTCTACCGGGAGAGCACGGATGCGTGGGAGAAGATCGTCGAGTCTCCCAACGTCGAGTGGTTGCCGGATACCGCCTACACGGTTGGCACCAAGATCGTGAACAAGGGGCTGGCCTACAACTGCATCGTGGGCGGAACCTCCAACGCTAAGTGGATGCCCAACACCGCTTACATCATCGGCGACAAGGTGGTGAACGGACTCGGCCTGTACCGCTGCACCACGGCTGGAACGTCGCTGCCTTCCGGTGGCCCTACGGGCATCGGTCCCGGCGAGCCGGATGGCGCAGTGACGTGGGAGTACGTATCGCTCTCCGGGCCGCTCGGAGCGGGCGATGCCATCGTGGAAGGCACCGTCACCTGGGACTACTACCCCACCATCGCAGGAGCGAATCCCAACACGTTCGCCTTCGTGATGCAGTGGAAGAACCGGCTCTGGTTCGTGCCCAAGAACTCGCAGAACGCCTTTTACCTGGAGGTGGGAGTCTTCGCTGGGCAGGCGCATCAGATGCTCTTTGCTCCCAGGTTCAAGTACGGCGGAAGCCTCGTCGGCCTGTGGGCGTGGACGCTCGACGGCGGGCAGGGAGTGGATGACCTTTTGGTGGCGATCTCGTCTTCTGGCGACGTAGCCGTGTATCAAGGTTCAGACCCATCGTCTGCTGCCACCTTCGGGCTGAAAGGGGTATGGTGGATCGGCCCCGTCCCCCCTGGGCGATCCATCGCTTCCGACTTCGGTGGCGACCTTTTCGTGCTGTCCCGGGTAGGGTGCCTACCGCTCTCCCGCCTCATCGCTGGTGGCCTGATCCGCGACCCAAGCGTGTACGAAACGTCGAAGGTCGCCAACCTGTTCAACCAGTTGATGAGCGAACGAGGGATGTATCCGGGCTGGGCCTTGTCTCAGCACCCCGACGACAACCTCATCATCATCAACGTGCCGGGGATCTCGGGTGGGCCAGCAGAGCAGTTGGTCATGTCGCTTGCGACGAAGGGATGGGCGCAGCACACGGATGTCCCCATAGTCTGCATGAGCACTTGGCACGGGTTCCTGTACTTCGGGACTGCCGATGGCCGTGTCTGCGTGAGCAAGGGCTTCTTCGATAGCGGACTCGTGGCACAGGATGGCGGGGAGAGTTGGGTGTACGTGGACGCTGGGCAGCAGCGGATCGATTTCGCGCTCCTGACGGCGTACACGAATCTGGGCAACGCGAACAAGAAGCGCGTCCACATGGCGCGGCCCTACTTCGCCACGAACGGTGCGAATCCTGGGTACTCCATCGCGGCGAGGTACGACTACGACCTGTCGGATCTGCCACTTACGCCAGCTATCACCGCACCTACGGCTGCGCTTGGCTGGGGCGTGACGACTCCTGCCAGTGGCGGAACGTGGAGCGCGTATCCGCCCATCGCACTCGCTGTGGCAGGCGATGGCATCTGGGGTGCGAAGACGGCGATCTACGGCAAGCAGTACGGCACCGCAGGGATGGGTTCGGTGGTGGCGGTCCTGCTCAGGGGGTCGTCTGGAGCTTCCACCACGCTCGTTGCCATCGACTGTCTGCTCGATCAGGGGCATTACCTGTGAACGTCCAGATCGCGCCACCGGAGCATCACCCTTGGATCATCTCTCGGCTCGGGTCGATGCAGTCCTCGAAGTTCCTTGCCGTCGAGGCGATTGACGATGCAGGCAAGATTCACGGCATGGTCGGCTACGACGGCTGGGCTGAGAACTCGGTCGTGATGACGATTGCGCTGGAGAATCCGGCATCGTTTCGGTCGCTGCTACCGATGGTTTTCACCTTTGCCTTCATGGATCTCGATAAGGGTGTTGCGCTGACGACGGTAGCGAGCACGAATACTCGGTCCATGAAGCTCTGCGAGCGGGTGGGCTTCAAGCAGATCGCCAGAGTGAAGGACGGGATTTCGTTGGGTGTAGACTACGTTTTCTACGAGATGCGGCGTGAGAACTGCCGCTGGATACTGCAAAGGAAGGCGGCTTAAATGGCGTTCGACTGGAAGGGTGGGGCTGGTGGAGCGATGTCCGGTGCCAGTGCTGGCTCTATACTGGGGCCATGGGGGATGGCTGGTGGTGCAGCACTCGGCGGCCTGCTAGGCGGCTTTGGTGGTAATGATGCGCCACAGGCACCCGCCACTCCTGACTACATGAAGCTCGCCGGAGCGCAGCAGAACAATCCGCTCGGTCAGCAGGGATG